GTATTACCATTGGTTGCAACGCCATAAGCAAATAGCGTCTTAGCTCTCGGACCAGAGGTTAAATCAGCGATGCTTTGATTCGACCCAGTAGGCCCATTGCCAATATACGAAAGATTTAGAGACGGGGCGGCTACGATAGCCATATTTATTTTCCTTTATTTAGTTTTAGATTCTTGCTGACCACCCGGTAAGAGAGGGTCCGCTAAGCTTTTTGTTTCTGGACGCATTGGATAGGAATCAGGAGCCATTTGATAGGTCTTTCCTGTTTCACAATCAAAGTGGTCGCACAAAATTCCCCCATGTGCGAACACTCTATATCCAGCCTCCCTAACTTTATTACAAAAACTTATGTCCTCACTCACCAAATGCGATGGTACTTCACAATCATGGGAAAGAAATTCTTGAAACTCAAACCAAGGTTTTGGGAGTTCCTTGAAAACATCGGTTGCGATTAGCAGACAACCTGCCCCAATACCTGTTACTTCAAAAATTTCACCTTGCTTCCAGTGCCAAAATGAACCCAACCCCTCTCCTCTAAACACAACTGGTTGGGGAACTGGTGCTTTCGTTACGTATATACCCCCAATTGCCTTCATTTCGGGGTAATTGTCCAAGGTATATACAAGTCGTTGTAAGGCATTGGGCGGTGGTATGGTATCATCGTCCACAAACCACAAATACTTTGCACCGATTTCAAGAGCCTTCTCTGCCAAAATGCATCTAGCTTTATCAACAGGCAGGCCCTTTACAATTAGAAATCCATGAGAAAAGTGCGTTGGAGCGGGTTGCATAGACATTGAAACCACTAATTCGGGCGGAATTAACCTACCCGAACAAGCCAACCCAATCAATACTCCAACTTTATTTTTCGCTTCTTTTGGAAGCGCTCCCGGTAGAACACTCATAAATACCCTCCCAGATATTTATTCGATTATCTTAAACGGCTCGGTATTAAAAATATTAAAATCATACCTAACAGGTTTAGAACAATTAGTACAAACTAAAACAATCGTAACCGCGCCCGTTTTTTCATCCAGCATTGGTTCTAAGGCAAAGTAATGATGATACGTTGGGTCACATTCCTTCTGTTTTCTCTCCATTTTAGCTCCCATATCCCTCTGGTTTTACTAATGGTTTGATTAAAGGCTTTGCGTACAAACCCTTTTCTTGACTGTGGAAAACTCCAACCACTCCTCCGGGATGAACCAATACTTCCCCGTGATTCCCATGAAGCATAGACCCGATTTCGTGGATAATGCTAGAGTGTACGGCAGCGATAGACGGGACACCAGTTTCATATCCCCGTTGGATGATATGTCGTAGGCTTGGGCGTACACGGGATTTAAAAGCATTCAGACTTTCTCCACCCGGAATGGGTCTATCGGGATTATCTTGGTAGAATTTAATCTCATCACCGTGCTGATCTTTTGATTTTCCTGCGAGATACCCGACATTCCAAGCATCCAAGTTCTTGTCAACTATAGGTTCGATATCGTGGGGTTCGAGAAGGATGTTCGCTGTCTGCTGCGAACGAAGCTTATCGGATGTATAGGCTTCTCCAATATCGAAGTTACGGAACTTCTCTTTGAGGCTTTGTGCGTCTTGTAGACCCTCTTCATTAAGAGGCGGGTTCAATGGGCCACGGAACTGATGATTAACGTTCGCGCTTGTGGCACCATGTCGGATAAATAAACTCAGTAGCCTGTCGCTCATAAAGGACCCATTGGGGTGGCTAAGCTTTTCTCACAAATTTTGATATCTTGTTTACCAAGTATCCCAAGTGATAAGCCACGGTCTCATTGTCGAGTTCGACGCCTGCATATTCCATCATGCCCTTGATGACGTGCCAAGCTTCGTGGGCGATTGTTCCGACAGCGGGTTTCATAGGTAGAAACACATAACTGCTCGCGTTGTCATCATGGATGACCATAGCATGAGCATTGTTGTCTATTTCGGAGATGGCAGGAGCCGTCACCTTGCGCTTAGCGAGGGACTTCTTCATATCATCGGTCATTTCGATGTAGACAGTATAATCCCCGAACACGGGAAACTTGACGTTTAGTTTACGAGATTTCATTGTGTAATTGGACAACCCGCAACGATGTAATTAAAAATTTCTATGAGAAGTTCCCGCTGATGGGCAATCGTATGGGCTTGAAGCAGGATTACCGTGGCAAATGTGACCAAGCCAAAGGTGAGGACGCTGATAACTGTGTAGAGGAAGGCTTTACTTGGGAATGTCATTTTAGTTTTGGCCTTCGGAAAACTCTTCAGAAGCCTTAGACTTCTTATAAGTTCCCGCTTTGACAGCCTGTTCAAAAACCTTGAACTTATCTACCGGAATGCAGATTGCTCCAATAGTAGTGTTGGTAGTACCAACGAGAAAGCCAACGATTGCATGTTGGTCTTCTGAGACGATGGCGCTACCTGAACTTCCGCCAGCCGCCCCAATCTCAACCAGCATAACATCCGTCCAAGTAACCATACCTGCATCAAGTGGGGGACGGTCAAGTTTAGCTTCAGAAATATAGCCTTCAAAATACTGTTTGCCGAGGCCAAAGGGAGAGGCAACATTGATAACCTTGTCTCCAACCTTAAGACTCTTACTTGTTCCAAGTGGTGTAACAAGGAACACTTTTGGTGTTTTGACCTCAAAAATTGCAAAGTCGTCACCAACTGACTTATCTCCGGCTTCAATTAAGGTTGCATTGAAGAAAGTCTTAGCTCCAAGTTCGTCTGTGGTGATATAATACTTATTGGCTTTTTGTTCCCTATCACTTTTACCTGCAACACAATGCGCTGCGCTTACAAAGCGATAGCCTGTTTTATCCGCAAGTTGTTCATAAGCTGTAGCTGTACAAGTCATCTTCATACCACCTGCTTCGTCCTGTCCATAGAGCAAAGCAACAGAATCATAGACAGTCTGAACAAATTGCTGATGAACAGTAGAGGTTTGAGCAGGTGTAGTGACTGCCAATACTAAACCGAGGACAATAGTTGCAATTATCGTTTTCATGGTTTATCTCTGTAAGGTGGCCCATTACAGAGCATCACCACCTTTTAACCGTTCTCTTTCGAGAGCCTCTGCTCGGTTTTATTTTCCTTACTTAGCCGCAGCAATAGCCGCGATAGCCGCCACGATATCCAAAGTTCCGGGGCGATAAGAGAACGTCATAAACCCAAACGGAGTCGCCTGAGTATACGTTGGTTCCAAGCTAGCAACAGTGGTTCCTGCGGCCAACTCAGACAATGCAGCATAAATAGCAACTTCATCCGCCGAGGGCTGAATCGTTTCTGTCCCCCACGGGGTATTATTAACTGTCGCGGTCAAGGGTACAAGTGTGGCGCTCACTCTTTTTCTCCTTAAAATGTATAACTATTTAACTTCACTCGCTCTTTACGTTCGTCTTCTGATAATACAGAATACTTTTTGTTTTGCCCTTTAAACTTATGGGCACAAGCATACTGAAAAGCATTTAGAAGATGGTCGTGACGTTTGCGAGGTTTGTCTTTCGACAATCCCTTCTGTTCGCCTTTTGCAAACGAATCCCAACAATAGTGAGTTATCTCGAAAACAAAGTTTGGAAGCCCATCAAAAACTTCTACCTTTGGGTGCCGAGTGTTTGGAGTGATGGTAGCGTTGATATACTCGCGTGAGACTTGCATTCCGAAGTCGGAACCAACCTGAGCGAGTCGAATTGGAACCCCAAGAGCTTCTCTATATAAGGTGAGTCCGTCTCTATGGGTTTCGGCGTTTCGCTGGCTTCCCCACTTGGGGTCGAGGAGCCACCAGTCAATTGCTTCTCCGGCGCATAAGTGAAGGATGTTCTTTGCATGTTCGCTGACGATTAAATCTCGTTGATAGTATTCTCGATAGATGATGTAGTTATCGCGTGGGTCAATTGCAATCCATATTGCCGCTGTGACACCCGTTGCTGCCGGGTCAATCGAAACTATTCTTGGATAATCTGGCGAAATCTCAAAGGGTTTTATGATGTGTTTGGCTTTGTTCCACGTTGGATACACCAACCCTGACTTCTGAACGAACTTCCCGTAGAGACGAGCGCCTTCCTCTGGGTCTCCTGCATAGCGTTCGATTAGTCGTTGCTTCTCTTCTTCAGGAACAAAAGGGCTATTAAGAGTAGAAAGCTGGCAGAACTCAAGAGAATTATCACCGGCAACCCATTCTTCATACAAGTCGAATACCCAAGGAGTCCTAATGCCACTAGATATATCAGTAAGGGGAGTAAGGGTAAGAAGAATCTTCCCCGCACAATCAGCGGTTCGGACGAAACATTCATCATAGATGTCCTTCTCGCATTCCTCATCTATCCAAACCAAATCAATTGAAGCTGACTGGAACTTCTCTCGCCCAGACTCAGCAGACTTTCCAGTTATAATTGAACCATTCTTGAACTTGACCTGGAAATCACCATCCGAAACGTGTTCAATAACTGCCGGGTCTTCAGGAAGAAAAGGTGGATGATTAGCCCCACCACGACGCATCTTCTCAGACCACAGCACATCTCGCAGAACCAAAAAGTCAAGCCCTACAATCCAAATGTTATTTGCCTTTTCTGGTATCGGAAGGTTTTTCACCCATTCCCAAGACGGCTCATCTTTGAAATAATTCTTCCCTAATGCCCAAGCAACAGCGATAAAGGCCCCAAGAACAGACTTACCAGAACGATTCCCCCCAAGTAAGGCAAACACTTTCTTATCGGCAGTAAACTTCCTGATAGCATCTTGCTGTTCTTTCCAAGGAACGAAATACTTTATATAGGTTTTCTGTTGGCGCTTCTTGATAAGAAGGTCAATCGCAGCCAGTTGCTCCTCCGCTGGCAGACGACCAAGTTCTCCCAGAGCTTGCTCAATCTTATCCATTATACCCTATTTAAAAGCGCATCAAACTTTGCAATAGCCTTTTCGACTTCCAACCCCTCACACGCTAAGTCTAACCTATCTTGATATGGAAGTTCCTTTACATACCAAGCTTCTCGATAAAGTTGGCTTGCACTTAAGGCTAGTTCAAAAAGCCGCTTCTCCAATGATTCTTTATCCATTAATTAACCGTCGGTTGCTTCTTAACGGTCTCCCTCAACGCTTCCAAGTCCCTTTGTGATAGTTCTCCGAAAACCGAAACAGTGGATTCTGGTCCCACGAAGCCAGCAATCTTAGCAGCCTTGAACAGAGAATCCGCAGCCTTGTCATGCTTACCTTCATCTTCAAGCTTCTGTGCTAGGTTTAGGAGTTTGCCTATAACTGTCTCCTTCTTGAAATTCGGGCTATTGCCCAGATTGGCGAAATACCGATGCCGAGCTTCCCAAAGTGCCCGGTTAAACGACCTGCGCCGAAGTATGACCTCACACTCAACCGAGGATACTTCCTTACCCATGTCCATCGAAGCCTGCTTCAAGCTCTGGCCATTCTGAACCATCGCCTCAATAGCTTCAAGGTGCCAATCTTCGAGTTTGTCGGGTCTTGCCATCTTTTAAACAGACTACCGCTGCGACATGCGCTAGCTAAATAGGTCCAAAAAACGGGAATTAATCACAAACTATTTTCACTTTTTCAAAAATAATTTAGGGTTATGGCCTTATAGCTATCGCCCGGTTTGGGTCCTATAGGATAAAAAAGGGGTATACCCTTTTAAAACAACATTTTACACAAAAATTTATATAGCTTTCGCCGCAACACCATTTGATTCAATAGCTTACACGGAAAACCCACCTTTAAAATTATGCCCATATAAGTCCTTTAGATTGCTATTCTTACAGAAAGACCCATATATCCTGTAAGTCCTTTAGAATCAACAGGCTTCAAATTTCAAAAATCTGTGTGAGGTTATCCAAACTCGATGCGTGGGACCCCCAACCCGAAGGCTCGACTCAATAGAAACCTCCTCTCCCTCGTCGACAGCTTCCTATGTACTTGCATTTAGTATAGTTACTAGAAAGCAGAATTTTCGGGTGGGTGCAACAGCGGTTTGGCAGCCAAAAAACATAGGGAGTCCAGTCTAACAGCAAGCCCAAGCCAGTCGAGTTGGAGTAGCTTAGCGAAGTTAGACAAAGAGGGTCAAGATGTTCAACAAAGAGACAGCCACTCGTGAAGAGCTTATTGCTCAACTTGAGGCACTTACGAAGGCACAGCCGTCTGGTGGATACAAAGTGTCTGCCAAGGGTGCTCTGAGCCGCTATGGGCTTGGACGCTTTCCCGTGACGTTGTATGCTTCCCAATGGCGCAAGGTTATTGCCGACGTTGAATCCGGCGCATTGCAAAATGCTCTGGCGTCCAATGCGGCAGGTTTGAAGGAAAAGGCTGACGCCGAGTAAGCTTCTGTAACCACCCGACATAGGGTCCATTCGTAAGAGTGGACCCAGTTGTAAGGTGGAGGCAGACATGAGCGTATTCGTTGGAGTGATTATTGGGTTTATCATTGGTTGCATGGCTTCACATGGTAGAGAAGAGAATACGTGGTAAATGGGAGGGCAATATGTTTCAAGCTAGGTTGTGCAAAACAATGGATTTATCAGACGAACAGAGGCGAAGGGTTTATACAAAGCGCCTTGCCAATGCCAAGATAAGCCATGCGAACTATGCTGTGCGGAAGTATGCGGCGAACATCAGACGTGGCACTATGCAGTATTTTGACCCAATTATTGCCAAGGGTATTTTGAGGCAGTATGGGGTTCATCCGGTGCTATTGGATTATGCAGTGAAAGAGTTGCAACAGGCTATTCAAGGTGCTTTATGACTACGGGTGATGTGTTTTTCATTATTTGGGTTGTGGCAATTGTGAGAATTCAATACCTGTTGATTAGGCTTTGGGCACAGGGTTTAGGAAAAGAAGACGAAAAATACTGGGATGCTTGTATTGGGAGGGCAAAATGAGTTATTCTCCTATTCGTTGGCTGTTTTGTGAGTTTTGCGATAAGGAAAGACGTTTTGAATGGGCTTATTCGAAGTGGTGGCGCTGTTTGCACTGCTGTAA